CCGGATAGTATTACAGGTGCAAGCGATGAGTCTCCTGTTAATGTGGCGGTTAATAGAACAGCAATCAAGTCTGTAGACGGAGTTACATGGGGAAATGTAAAGTCTGTAGGCGGAACTTCAAAGGCAGATATTAAAAAGGTAGGATCAGATCAGACTTAGAAAGGATTAAAATGAAAAGCATACACGATGATACAGATAATGATGAAATCTATTATGATGATGATGAGGAATAGTATCCGATAGCCGCTAGGGCGACATTAGATTACAAAGCCCGTTGCACCTTCTGGTGGCGGGCTTTTTTATGCTCAAAATTTAAAGAAATTTTCTACATTGTCTTTATAGTCTTTATTGTCTACGACTTTTAAAAATGGCGTAGCTATGCTTTTTGCATGGCTATATTTACGCTCACCGAAGTCGAAGAGCAGATAACGGCTTGGAAGGCCGCTCTTTTAGCGGTTTCTCTAAATCAATCCTACATGATCGGAGACAAACGTCTCACCCGCGCTGATCTGCCTCAAATCCGGCAAACTCTCGAATGGCTTGACAAAGAAAAAACCCGCATTACCGAACCTACCGGAATTTTTGTCAATGGCCCGGAGATCCGGCGACCATGAGGCGGCGTATAAAAAATATAAAGCCGTCTGTGCTGGATCGGGCTATTGCGCTGGTTTCCCCTGGCTGGGGATTAAAACGTATACAGGCCAAGTCTGCCCTCTCTGATATTTTAGCTCCTGGTATTTCCCGCACTGGAGGCGGAGTTTCAGGCACGCTTAAAAATTGGTTACCTAAACGAGTTTTTTTTACCACAAAGGCCCTGGAACGCAGCCGGCTAATAGACAGATCACTTGATCTATCTGCCAATGACGCGAACATTGCTGGCCTTGTCGGTTCTATGGGCGATAACGTGGTGGGGACCGGCTATATTCCTCAATCCCGCATTCGCGCTGACCGTCTGGGGCTTACCGAAGACCAGGCAACCGAGTTTCAAAGATCTGCCGAATGGGCGTGGACCAAGTGGTGTCAGCAGGCAGATTGTGAGCAGCGCTGGCATTTTGAAGATCTGGTGGCCGTATTATTCCGGTCGGCATTTATTACCGGTGACGGCCTTGCTGCCCCGGTATGGTTATCCGATGCGGCGATACGCCGCGAAAACAGAGAGTTCTCTCTCTCTTTACAAATACTGAGTTCCTTAAGACTTAAGACCCCTTATGACTTGAGCCAGGACGGAAGAATAGTCGAAGGTATCGAATTAGGTGATAGACGTCAACCTGTCGGCTACTGGATTCAGCGATATGACACCGGCTGGGCTCGGTGGGGTCTTAACTCTGAGAACTTTACCCGATATTCCGCTCGGCGCGCTATATGGCCGGGCTTTTTCCATTTCTATGCCCCTGAAGACCCCGAAGAGGTGCGCGGGCGTCCCCGCCTGGAACCTGTAATTAAATTCGCCCGCGACCTTGGGGATTTCCTGGATGCCGAGCTGGTATCCAATATTGTAACCGCTGCTTTTGCCCTCTGGGTGGAAACCGGTGACCCTTACGGTACAGCTACCAATTTCGAGACCGAAACTTCCCAGCAAGATACCTCTGATATTCAGCGTTATCAGGAGATTATCCCTGGCCAAATTATGTACGGCCGACCGGGCGAGAAAATAGAGCCTATTAATCCCAACCGTCCGGGGCAGACCTTTGAAGCCTTTGTGGAAAAAATACTCAGGGCCATAGGTGCTTCGGTTGGTTTGCCTTACGAGATAGTAGCCAAAGACTTTTCTAAAACTAACTACTCATCGGCCAGAGCAGCACTACTAGAGGCATGGCGCGTATTCAAACGCTGGCAAGCCTGGCTTATCCGCTATTTCTGCCAGCCAGTATGGCAGATGGTCATCTTCGAAGCCGTAGAAAGAGAAATGATCGTTTTGCCCAAAGGGGCTCCCGATTTTTTAACGGCCATTCCCGAATACACGGACGCTTTCTGGATCCGCCCCGCTCGTGGGCACGTAGACCCCGAAAAAGAACGCAAGGCTGAAGAGATCGGTCTGCAGAACGGAACTCAAACTTATGCCTCGGTTATCGCTGAGCAGGGGAGCGATTGGGAACAGGTCTTTGAACAGAGATCCCGCGAGAAAAAGAAAGCTGAGGAATTGGGCATTAAAGACGCACTGGAGGCCAAAATAAAGCAGCCGGTCAAAGGAGTACAGACTGAAAATGAACAACAAACTGATTGAGCTAGCACAAGAAATGCCCTGGGCAATTACTCCTGATGTTCTGGACGTCATACATGTCGTGCTGGCGGCCAAGCTCCACGCCACACCTCTTGATTTATCGGGAATAGAGGCACAGATAGGCCGTCCTCTGGATAATACCAGGGATTCTGAGCTGGATATCAGGGACGGTGTAGCGGTGATCCCTGTGCGCGGAATACTGGCCAAGCGAATGAACCTTTTTACCGCTATTTCGGGGGGGACCAGTACCGAGATCCTGAAGAAAGATATCGAAGGGGCATTAAACAACCCCGATGTAGAGGCTGTAATCCTCGATATTGATAGCCCTGGTGGTGCGGTAGCCGGTACCAAAGAACTGGCTACCTGGCTTTATGAGCAGCGAGGGACAAAACCTATATATGCGTATGCCAATGAACAAATGGCCAGTGCGGCTTATTGGATTGGCTCTGCTGCAGATAAAATTTTTGCTCAGGCGACCGCTCAGGTTGGCTCTATAGGGGTAATAACCGCCCATTATGACTATTCGCAGTATGACGCGCAACGAGGCGTCAAGCGGACCTTTTTAACTGCGGGCAAATATAAGGCTATGGGCAATGATGCCGAACCTCTCAGCCAGGAGGCCCGCGACTACATTCAGGAGCACCTGGATCAACTATACACGCTGTTTATCGATAGCGTGGCCGCAAACAGAAATTATTCCACAGAACACGTTTTAACAGAGATGGCCGACGGCAGAATCTTTCTGGCCAAACAGGCCATGACCGTAGGTCTAATCGACAATATTACAAACAGCCTTGACGACCTTGTTCGGGCTACAAAGGAGGAAATACGTATGAGCTTAACCGTTGAACAACTAAAGGCTGAGCGCTCGGACATTATCACTCAGCTGCGGAACGAATGGAAAGCGGAAAATGCCAACCAGATTTCGGAGATCCGGTCTCAGGTTGAGGCAGAAACCGTAAAACGTCTTCTGGATCTGCATGCCATAGCCTTCAGCCCGGAAGAGTCAACCAGGTATGCCGCTCTGGTACACAGTGGGCTTACCGCCGAGCAGTTAAAGGCGGCTACCGGCTTGCTGAACACAGAAAAAGACGATCAGCGCTCTTCAATTCTGGCAGCCCTGCAACAGGGTGATCCGGGGCCGGTTGACGACACTCAAACACCCGCCAGGGCTGAGAAAAAAGAATCTTTTATGGACAAAGTTATGGCTTACAAAACTGAGCATAACTGTGATCTGTCTACGGCTCTTAAGGCCTGTAGCAAACAGTGGCCGGATCTTCACCAGCAATACCTGCGTGAAGTCAACAATATGACAGAGGAGGATTAATCAATGGCTTATAACGAAGGAATCAGAGCTTATACTGCCGGTGAAGACCTCAAAGCTCACCGAAGAGTAAAAATCAAGACCGGCACTACAACTACTCCACCGGAAGTAGTCTATGCAGACGCCGGCGAGCAGTATATCGGTGTAACCGAGTGGGCTGCAAAAGACGGTGATCTGGTCAGCATCAGACTGAGAAATTATCCCGGTACTGTAGAGATCGAGGCAGCTGATACTTTTTCAGTGGCAGCTACCCTTTACGGTGCTGATCATGGCAAGGTGTCGGATACTTCTTCCGGCTCGGCAATCGGTATTGCCCATGAAGCATGCACCGGTGTGGGCGATATAGTTGAGGTGGCTACCTTTGCCGTGCTGTCTACAGAAGCCGGAAATGTGAGCATCAACGACGGCGGCGGGTTTACCAGCACAGCCACCGTGGAGGCGGCCCTGCAGGAGATTTATCAGCACATCGCCAGTGCTCAAGCCTATTTGAACCTACCCCTGGGTGCATGGACCGAGCAAGACGGAACCGCTCTGGCTGATTTTGCCAATGGCGATTCTCCCACACCTGGCTGGAATGCCGGAGATGAAGGGTTCGGAATCCGCTGGAATAACCACGCCAACCCTGATCCCATTTCAACTTCAGTACCTATACCCCCTGACCTGGATGATTCCGCTGATGTGATCGTGCATGTCCTGGCTGCCAAAGTGGGAGCCACCGTCGGAGATGCGGTCAAGTGGACTATCGAGGCCTTTAACAATGTGGACGGTGCCGTCTACGATGCAGATGCTGACTTCGGCGGTGATTCGTCTGCCATGACCGGCGATGCAACCACGAAGACCTGCCAGGAAGAGACCCTTACTTTAGCCGCTGCCGATGTAGCTGCTTCACCCTGCGTGTTGACGCTCACTCTGCAGCCAAAGGACGGGACGTTAGGCACAGACGACGTAATCTTGCTCGGCGTATGGCTGGAATACACCAGAAAAATTTTGACTGCGTAAGGAGATAGATATTATGCCTAGACCAACTTCAGATACCAAAATCCAGCGTCCCGATCTGGGAATGCTGGTCCAGGAATACATGGATCAGGCCCCTACAATGGGCTATATCGGCCTGGATGTCATGCCGCTTTTGCCCGTTGCGGAGCAATCAAGTTCCTATCCGGTTATTCCCAAAGAAGCAATGCTCAAGATCCCCGATACCGCAAGAGCACCCCGTGGTACATATAACCGTGGTGACTGGGAGTTTGAAAACGGCTTTTATGCCACCAAAGAGCATGGCTGGGAAGAGCCTATTGATGATTCGGAGCGCCGTTTGTATGCCTCTCTTTTTGATGCGGAGGCAATAGCTACCCGCAGGGCGGTGAAAATTATTCTGGCGTCTCAGGAAAAGCGCATTGCGGATATGGTATTTAACGCATCCAATTTTACCGCTCATGCCGTTGGTACGAATTGGGATACTGCGGCTTCTGCTACCCCTATTGTGGACGTTAATACCGGTAAGCTGAGCGTACGCAGTGCCTGTGGCATGCTACCCAATACGCTGATCATATCCTATACCTCTTTTGTCAATTTGCGTGACTGCGACGAGATCGTGGATCGGATTAAATATACCTTCCCTGGTCTGGATATTAACAGAATGACCACCCAGCAACTGGCGGCTGTGTTTGATATCCCCAGAGTGCTGGTGGGAGGCGCGATATATGATGCGGCCAAAAAAGGCCAGACTGCCAGCATCACCGATTTGTGGTCTTGCGAGTATGCCATGCTGACCATTACCAGCAACAGCCCGGATATAACCGAGCCGTGTATAGGCCGGACATTTCTGTGGACCGGTGATAGTGACTCCAATAGCGTGGTGGAATCTTACCGCGATGAAGAGCGCCGGTCAGATATAGTCAGAGTGCGGCATCATACTCAGGAGAGACGATTGATTTCCTACGACGAGGATGATGCAGCCAAGAGCGATATTGCTGCAGCTTGTAGTTATTTACTGAGCAATATCCATACCTAATGGCCACGACTTTTGCAGAGCAAGTTGAGACTGACCTGGAGAATACGTTCTTTAACACAGACGAATTTGCGGAGACTGTTACTTATGCACGCGGTGACAGTCTCTCAGCGGAAGTCGGCATGGTCTTTAGAGAAGCCAATATAGACGATCTGATAGATGCCAATGTATTTGGTGAGATTATGATCGGCTATATCCAGGAATCCTCATTGCACGCACTTTTTGGGCGTAAGCCAGAAAGAGGGGATCTTATTACCCGTGAGCTTACACCTTCCTCTGGAGAGGTCTTGCGCCAGGAAACATGGACTGTGGTACAGCGTACCCGCGATATTGCGGAAACCTGGAAGCTGGTGCTTGAACGCAATGTGAGGCTAATACCGTGAGCTTGCGTGCTGATATAAGGGCTGATTTTGTCAGCAAAGTAGAGGCTCTTTTGCCGTCAGTCACTATTTCAGCATGGAGAGGCGAAGATTACGCCTTCAACGAATCCCGGACTTTTCCCTCTGTTTATGTAGCGTTTTGTGGCCTGGAATGCGGAGATGACGAGGAGCTACACGGAGCAGCGACCTATATCAGGGATTTTATTATCCGCATCTACATCTGCACTCAGACTACAGTAGCTGACGGATATGGGGACGTGCAGGCCATGGATCTATTGGAGACCATCGAAGAGGGTATTACCGGCGAGGTTATAGCCAGTTGCGGAGAGGCAAGGCTGTCCAATGAGATAGATGGCCAGGCGGAAGCATTGTTGGCAGCGCATCTTGATTACTATCTGTACTCACAGGCTTACAGAATTATGGACCTGGAGAGTCACTAAACATAAGGAGTACGAAAAATGATATCACAATTAAACCGAGCCAGGATTCATGAGGCGTTCGTCAAAAAGGAGAGCAGTTCCGGCACTCTGGTTTTCCCTGATGCGACCGACTACATAATCCCCGCCGGATATTGCAATTTAAATCAACAGCCTACTTTTACTGACAGCGAGGAAATTATCAATTCGCGGTCGCTGATAAACCGCTTTCAGGACATGACCGGCGCCGGTGATTGGTCTGTACCTATGTATTTGAGACCTAGCGGGGCAGCCGGATCGGTTCCTCAAGGCGCGGCTCTTTTAGAGGCCTTATTTGGCACAGAAACAATAGTGGATAGCACCTCGGTTACATACACTCTGGCCAAGACCAAGGACTCTTACTCGCTCTGGGAGCGTTGCGGAAAAGTGGTGTTCTTTGCCAAGGGATGCACTGCCAACAAAGGCACCCTGAATATTACCAACAAGGGCGCGGTTAAACTGGAGCTTTCCGGCCAATTTATGGAAATGGGCTGGGTGGGAACCGACCAGGTAAAAGCCGTCACTCCTGCAGCCACGGTTATAGAAGACTGCGAAGATGCCTGGAATGAAAAAGTAGATGTGGACGTCACCGCGTCTATAGATGACGTTGATTACAAAACCGGTTCTGCTTCTGCAAAATTTGAAGTGGCAGAGAGTTGTAGTGCCGGCGATATTCTAGCGACAGAAGTTATTTCCGAAAATATGTCCGGAGATGGGTCCCTAAAACTCTGGATTAAGTCTTCTGTTGCCTGTGATGCGGGCGATTTGCAAATTTTGCTGGATGATACGGCACAATGCGCTTCGCCGCTAAAGGAGCTGGATATTCCTGCCCTGAGTGCTGATACCTGGACAGAGGTCAATCTGGATCTGGGAGATGCCTCCGGTCTAACTGCTGTTGTCTCTATCGGCATCAAAATGATTGAGGATAAAGGCGCGTTTAATCTCTGGATTGACGATGTCCGGTCTTTCACCGATGACACCGAAATCGAAGTTGACGATGCCAAGCTCTTTTGCGTAGGTGGCCGGGTGCAATTCAAGGATGCCTACGGGACTGTATATAATAATTCCGATGCCGGTTACGAGATTACTGCCGTAGATGCTGACACGGATAAGATTACTGTCTCTCCAGGATGTGAGGTTGGCCTGGTAATAGATGACTATGTAGAGCCGTTTTTGCCCACAGGTACGGAGGTCGGATCTGTGGCTGAGGCCAGAAACACCACTATATCTTTTGACGGCGGGTCAAACAGTGCAGTCATTAAGAGCATGAGCATAGATATTGACGAGGCCGTAGAATACATGGAAGACGAGATTACTACCGAAGGATATCCGACTTCCTACGTCGAAGGCAACCGTAGAGTATCAGGAAATGTGACTCTGCTTTTCCGCACCAACGATCTGGCTTATTTCTACGACGGCTTGGAGACTAACGAGGTTGATATGCAGATCAAGTGCGGTGTGGATGCCGCCGGGACTCGAATGACTATCAACATGGATAAAGTCAGTCTGCCTGTACCTCGCAAGAACTACACTGCACCTACGGTGGAACTGAGCATGGATTATGTGGCCCTCGGTTCCGATGGAGAAGACGAAATCGAACTTGTATTTGATTAATCATAAGGAGCAATTATGGCATTAAAAATCAGGACTCAGAATACCCCCTTCACGATTTCAGTCAGGGATGCTGTCTTTGAGGTTCTACCACTCAGTGTCAACGAGAAAAACAAGATTTTTCGGAAACACACCAAGTGGAACCGCACTCAACGATCTGAAGAGCTTAATGCGCCGGCTGCCAGCTGCGAAATATTCGTCAATACCGTCGTAAACTGGAAAGGCATTATTGACGAAAAGGATAAGCCCGTCCCCTGCAATCAGGAAACTAAATATAACTTTTTTCAGTACAATTTGGCGGTAGCCAATGAAGTGCTGGAGAAAGCAGAAGAGGACAGCGCCGCACTGGCGGAGGAAACGGAAAAAAACTCCGTGGCTGGGCAGAGTGGTACCTCTCGCCAGGCAGAGTAAGCTGCGAAGATTGTTATCAGGTATGGGATGGCAATCCACCCTGTGAGGACTGCCCTAAGCCAGATGACTTATTTATGGCGAATCAGACTGCCTGGCAGGCATGGCATATCTGTCACGAGATGGGTCGCGACGGTTATGCAGGTATCATGCAGGCCAATCAGGTAATAGCCGTGCTGGAGGCATTGGACGGCACAACCGAGGATTTGAGAAAAGTGCAGACCATTGAACGCTTATATAGAGAGCTTAACCCCAGAGAGAAAAAAGATTGAAGGGGTAACGATATGGAGACCCTAACTCAATGTAATTTATTTGCTCCAGTTATACAGCTCATAATCGCGTTGATTATCTGGGAGCTGGTCAAATATACCATAAACCGCTTTTTGGGAAAGACTATTGGCACCGAGTATGTCCCTCGTGAAGAGTGTGAAAAGCAACAGGCTAAACTGGAAAAAGAGTTGCGTACAATACGGGGCATATTGCTTATGGTGGCTATGGAATCAGGAATAAACAGAGATGAACTAAAAAAATTAACGGGGTGAACCATGATCGAAAACCCTGTCTTTTTACAATCAGTTATATTTGTTTTGAAATACGAAGGGGGCTATGTCAATGATCCCGATGGTCCGGGCGGAGAGACCAAGTATGGCATTTCCAAGAAGTCTTATCCTGATCTGAATATTGCGGATGTAACCATTGATCTGGCCAGGCGTATTTATAAACAGGATTATTGGGACAAATTGCGTTGCGAAGAAATGCCCTCATCTGTTGCTATGGTCTTGCTTGATTCCGGCGTTAATTGCGGTACCAAACGAGTAGCCATGTGGGTCCAGGAATCGCTTCGGTCTATGGGATATAAATTAAAGACCGATGGCATAATAGGACCTAAGACCTTATCTGCTATTCATGATTGTGATGATAAGGCGTTAATTCTGGTTTTTCTGGCTCGCCGCTTATTCCGCTATATTTGTCTGGCCAAGAAATATCCTCAATATGTTAGGGGATGGGTAGGCCGGGTATCGGATCTTATGAAAGAAGTTGCCTGGATGAGTAGAAATGGCTGATACTAATGTTTCAATAGCACTCAGAATGCAGGATCAGGCTAGTGCTCCTATGCGCAGGGCTATGAGCCAGATTGACCAGGCTACGGCAACTGCACGCAGAAGCACTGACAGACTGACCAGTTCTTTCAGATCGTTATACGTCGGTATGGGAGCTATAGCTAGTATGGTGGCAACCGGAACCCTTGTGCGTGGGTTTATCGAAACTGCTGCCTCCATGGAAAAGATGAGACTTATGCTGGTGGGATTAACCGGCTCTGCAATAGAAGCTCAAAAATCCATGGAATGGATACAAGAGTTTGCCGGGCGTGCTCCTTATGACTTAAATGCTTTATCCAATACTTTTGTAAAGCTCCGGGTGGCAGGTCTTGATCCAACGACCGGATCTATGCAGGCATTGGTAGATGCAGTGGCTGCATTTGGAGGTAGCAATGAGCAATTAAACAGGGCATCCGTGGCAATCCAGCAGATGGCGGGTAAGGGCGTAGTATCAATGGAGGAGTTGCGGCAGCAGTTAGGTGAGGCAGTTCCAGACGCCATAAAAGTAATGGCCAGCGAAATGAAAATGTCTATCAGGGATTTAACCGACATAGTTTCCAAGGGTAATCTTGATGCTGCAACCGGGCTCACGGCTCTTTTTGAAGGATGGGCTAAAAAACACGCAGGTGCAGCGGAGAAATTTGCTAACAGCATGAGCGGCCTGTGGAATCAAATTAGACTCCAGTACGAACTTTTTAAGCATGATATGATGACCAGCGGCGATTCATTTATCACTATCAAGGCCGCACTTAAGACCGTCCTGGATTTGATAAAGAAATGGCGGGAAGATAATTCCCTGGAAGAATGGAGTAATAAAGCTGCTTCTTCTTTGATGGTTGTTGTTGATGCTACTCACATACTTGGCAAGGCTTTTCTGGGCTGGAAAGTAATCTGGGCAGGTTTAAAAGAATCTTTTAAATCTCTTGCTGCCTATCTTTATGAAACTTATGCCTGGATGATGGACAAAACCGGGATTCTTTATGAAAAAATAGCCGGTTTGCAGAAACTCTTGAATTTTGATGCGGCAGCTGACAAGACCAGGCTTGCAGCGGCAAGTATGCGCGATTGGGGTGTAGAGGCATCTAAAACAGCAAGTGTATGGAGAGAGGAGGGAGTTACTGCTCTCGAAGACTCTGTAAGTGCGGTGATAAAATTTGATGCAGCGCACAAAAAACTCAAAGAGACTTTCTACGCTAACGTTGAAGCCATGAAAGAACAGGCGGAGATTAGCAAAGTCACAGCGGAAGTTATGCAGGAGGGTACTGAAGAAAATATTGCCAGTCAAAAGGAGCTGACTTCAAAAATTCTTGATTTACACAAAATAGAATTGGCGGCAATGGATGAAATACAAAGAGAGCTGACTTTAATTGAGGAAAAATATCAAGAAATGCACTCTGCCCTTGACAAATGGCTCAGTGCTGAAAAGGTAGGTGCAGAAGAAGCAGCCCGATTACACAGAGACTTAAGACAGCGTGAAACTGAAGAATATGAAGACTTCTGGTCTACAAATAAACAAATCAATGACGAGGGCAATGATACTTTAATTGATACCTGGACTCACACTTATGAGCGCTTCCAGGATATCGTAGCTGACTGGATGTATAACCTCAAATTCAACTTCGATGATATTCTAAATATGTTCAAGCGCATGGTGGCCCAAATGGTGGCTGCATGGATATTTGGTACACAAGCCATGTCAGCTGCTTTTGGCGGCGGTGGTGGAGGTGCCGGCGGGTTTAATATGTCTTCTCTCTTTAGCTTTGGCGGTGGCGGATCCGGTGGCGGGAGTATTTTTGGTATGCCGGGCAATATGACTTCTGGTGCCTTTGACTGGTTTGCCGGAATTTTACAGGATGCCGGTTACGGTAGTATGGGGCTGCATGCTGGCATATCTAATTTTGGGCAGATGATTGCGCCCTATGCCTCTGCTTTTGGTTGGGGTGCTTTGGGATACTCCACTCTGGGTAAATGGCTCGGATTGCCTCAAAGTAAGTGGAGCGGGTTAACAGCTGGTGGCGGTGCGGCTGCCGGTTTAGCTATAGGCGGTCCTATAGGAGCATTTGTAGGTGGAGTTTTAGGCGGGGTATTCGGCGGTCTTTTCGGTGGCAATAAAAAACGGTCTTATCTGGAGAGATATTATACCTTCGGTGACTATAGCACAGCTAGTGGGTGGGGTGCCCCTGGCATGGAAGAAACTTTTGAAAAGCGTTCCGGCGAAGATTTTCGTGAATCCGCTGATGCTATGGCCGAAACAGGCATGGAATTGCTCAATGCCTTTGACTCTTTCTTCAAAAGTACCCTGGGCTATTTCGGCGATGATTATGTTTGGGAATATCAAAAAAAGATGCAGGAGTTAGCAAAACAGGGTCTTGAGTTTAGATTTCGGATTGGCGCAGAAGACAAGAAAGAATTTGAAGAAGACTGGGTACGCTCATGGTCTGCTATGATGGAGGCTGTTATACAGCCGGTGGTTGATATAGGCGGGGAAATGCTGAAAGAGGCTATGGAAGGTGCAGTATCTGATTCCTCGGTCTGGAACTATCTCACCGACGAAATGAAGACCTACCTTACGGACAGTATAGAAGACAGCCTGGATTTGCTGGATATTGACTGGTCCAAGATTACTAGCGAAGAAGAACTTATGGCTGCGCTGGAGCAAATGGAACTTGGCGCAGAGCAAATGCAGGAAATTGTAGAGTATTTTAAAACCATCGGTAGTGTTCTGGCCACCATTACTGAAATTGTCGAATTAAGCGGTACCAGCGAAGGATTTAAACAGGCTGCCAGTGACTTGCTGACCATATACAGCACTTTCGAGGGATATAAGGCCACTCTGGAAGAGGCCGGAATAGATTTGGATAAATATACCGATCTGCAAAAGGCTTATTATATCTCTTTGCAAGACTCGATTTATGCCATGTCTCAAGCGCAAATCAGCGGTGAGGATCTGGCAGGTGCTTTAGATTATCTCGCCGAAAAAATGGAAGAAAACGGGGCCACTGCTGAAGAGGTAGCCAATATGTACCGTGTCGCCACTGCAGGGCTTATCGAGTCAATTAATTCATTGTGGACTCGTAAGGAGATGTTCGGGAAAACGGTACCCGAATATCTCTCTGAAAAATATCCGGGTGCAGACTTTACTCAATGGACATTTAACGAATTTGCTGCATGGTGGCAAGGGCTATATCAAGACTTTCTTGATCAGCAATCAACCGGGTATTCTGACTTTATCAGTTATTTGGAAGCTATTGGCTATACCCCCGAAATGATACAAGATATTTACCTTTTGGGGAACTACTTAGAACTTATCTGGGAAGAAGAACAGACCACCAATGCCAAGCTCGATGACCAGACAGACGCTCTGACCAGTGCTATGGAGAAAGAGGCCAGGGATCACCAGAATGAACTAGAGCGGATCTACGAACAGGCAGCGCGCATATCAGACTCTATATCGGCCTTAAAAGACGAGTTGATAGCCGAATCAGGCGTATACAGGCCGGAACAGCAATACGCTTATGCCCAGCAAGAATTAGGCGCAACTCTGGAGGCAATAAAGGCAGGTGAACCCAATGTATGGTCTACGGCCAGCATATCAGAATATTTAGCCCTGTTTGAGGCGATACCGGAACAGGCCAGGGCATTTTTGGAGGCCTCCAGAAGTTATTCGACCAGCTATCAGCAGTACACTCAGGATGTCAACCAGGTTATGGCTATGCTAAATTGGGCTGAAGCCCAGCAGGCCGCATTTATGGCTCATGTGCGCCATGCCAAATATGAACCTAACCCATACCATGTAGGGATCGGTGATGGTGAGGCTACCGGCGGAGGCGCCGGCGGCGGTCGGCATCCCTGGGAATCTGCGTATATGCCTTACCGGGCTCCAATGTGGCATGCAGGTATGGTTCGACCTGCAGGCGTGGAAACTTATCAGGACTGGGTTGACTGGCTAAGGCAATATTATCCGGGTCATTATAGCCTCCCTGAAAACGCCGGATATACCATGCAGACCGGAGGAACTATATCAGGTCCGGACAGGGGCTATACTGTGCCGGTGACCTTCCATGGCACAGAGCACGTTACGTCGGATAACCAGATGGGTGAGGTCAAAAAGGAACTGGCCGGAATTAAGACCGTACTTGTCATGATCATGAATACAGAAGGCGATATCAACAAAAATTCCAAGCGAATGCGGGACACTATTGAAAAATGGGATATCGACACAGGCAGCTTGACGGTGACTACGAGTTGATATGGAAATAATAAAGCTCAAAACAGGATTTGACTTGCTGGAATCTAGCGTCAGTGAGAGTCTTTACGATGAGTATGACGACGAGGCTACTTATTCTACCGATGATTTAGTCTATGTAAGCTATGAGTCGGATGGTACAACCGAGCGCACGCCTCATGAGATCTATCAGTCGCTGGCGGATGCCAATACCGGTAATTATCCTCCCACCAGCGCAGCTAAATGGGGATATATAGGCACAACCAATCAGTGGGCAATGTTCGACGATTACGTCAATACTCAGACTGAGGATAGCACGGATATTACGGTAAAGATCGATTCTTCCCAGACCAACAGAGTAGGCTTATTTAATCTTTATGCCCAGCATGTGACTCTGACTCTGTATGTAGATGGCGTGGTCAAAAAAACTGAAACTTTGGATTTAGACGATTCTCCTGTATTTGACTATTGGGGGTATTTTTTCGGTGACTTTTCCTACAAAGCCGACGTGGCCTGGGAATATCCATATTACGGAGAGTCAGAGCTGGAAATTACTATAGATACCTATGGCGGCGCCTCTAAATGCGGGATTTGTGCTATCGGTAAATCGTACCAGATAGGCATTTCACGTTTCGGATCGTCGTTGGATATACGCGACTATAGCAAAAAATCTACTGATGAGTGGGGCAATACTTATCTGGCCCAGGGCAACTGGACCAAGCGCAATGAGATTCAGCTATGGGTCTACAACTCAGAACTTGACCATATATACAGATTGTTGGCTAGTTTATGCGGCACTCCGGTAATAGTCGATGCCAACAATGAAACTACCTACGAGTCTTTGCTAGTTTACGGCTTCTTGGAAAGGCCGGGGGAGATAATTATATCCGGGCCAACAGTGTCAAAATGCTCGATCGAAGTTATAGGACTGGTCTAGGAGTAATAATATTATGACTATAATACAGACAATCAGCAGCTTCCCAGCACCGTTGCCGGATAGGGACAATGACACCCCATCCGTGTTTAGTGATAATGTAGATAATTTTTTGTCAAAGATTAACAATCATGTGGACGAAGAAAATGAATGGGCTACCGAGGCCAATGCTCTGGAAAATGCTACAGAGGCTCTGGCAGATGACGCCAAGATGTATCGGGACCAGGCTCAGGCCTCCCAAAATGCTACCGAGTACAGTGCAGTTGAAACCTACAATCATCCTGATACGGTAATTTGTACAGACGGACACGCTTACAGGTGTTTGATTGACAGCACCAGCGGCGTTAATCCTATAGGCGATACTACCGGACACTGGCAGCAGATAACTATGGGAGATACCACCGAGTTTGACGACCAGGTTAATTTACAGGAGTTCAGGTCTTTCGCCTGGGCACTGTTTTAAGGAGATAATATTATGGCAATATCAATCAGTTATGGGTGTTTCGCCAGTATCAGGCCGGCGGATACGTCTCTCAATACTTTAATTACCGCCGATAATGACAAAGAATACAACGGCGTATTGCGGGTATGCAACCAGGACTCATCACTCAGGACATATACAATAGCGCATTTAACGGCTACTGGCTTACCAGCGGGGAAAGACTACATAGCATACGAAAAAGAGATTAATTTTAATGCTACTGAGGAGTGGTCTTTGCATATTGGTGCTGGAGAGGAGATACAGGTTAAGACCGACGCAGCCGATAAAGTCAGCTTCCACTTTTCTGGTGAGTGCAAGGTAACCTCATAAGGAGATAAGATAATGATTCCTGCAGCAACAGTTTTTAGGTCTACACAAGGACAACTGATAAATCTACTTGACTGGGTGTATCACAACGGGCCTCAGAAATGGGCTGATGATATTACCTACGATGCCGATTGGACGATTGATATCCCATTTATTCTGGGCAAAAATATTACTGTCAATGCTACCAAGACCCTGACTGCAACTGCCCTGATGCCTGTATATTTAATAGGCGATACCGTTACCATTAATGGGACGGTTACTGCAACCGGTAAGGGCTGTTCGGGTACGGGTGCGGCCCGTGAAGTCGATGGTTATCGATGTGTATTTCCCACCAGCGCTCCTCTTTTTTATGTATATTCCGAGGAAAAAAGCCCCACACTTAATTATTCGTTATGTGGATCAGGTTCTGCTGGAGGTGGCAATAGCGGGGGAGGGGCTTTTAAGACCGGCGCCTGTGGCTATGGGGCAAGCTGCGATTTGACAGATGCCGAACTGAAACAGCTTTTGTTATCTCCTCTTTACAATTTGCTGCGCATAGGCCTTGGTGGCGGCGGCGGTGGAAAAACAGGAGGTGCTACAGGCGGTGCCGGCGGTGGACAAATATTAGTGATTGCCAAAACTATAGTCGTAGGCTCGGATGGTAGCTTATTGGCTAATGGTGTTGGTGAACAAAATGGCGGCGGCGGCGGGTTTGTAGGTTTATTCGGTCAATCCATATCTGTTGATGGGGCAGCTACTATAACTGCTAATGGCGGCGACGGATCTGCGTATGATGGTGGCAACGGAATCACAGTACAGATAGAGGTATAATATGACAAACGAAATCAAAGAGATTGACGGCAAAAAGTATCTAATAGAGTACGACACCGAGGGTAAAATTATCTGCAAAACTTTGTGGGAGAGACAACCCCCCGAACCGGAGCCGGTAATTGATCTAAGCGTATTATCGGATGCTGACTTTAAAAAGCTGATACTGCAAAAGCTGGGCTATAAAGTCAAAGAGGCTGGAATAGTCAAATAATGGCTGCCAAGACTCATATTAAAGTAGCTCTGAATAATGGGCAGATAATACCCTCTTCGGGATATGCCTATCCACTTTGTTTCGATCAAGTAGAATGGGACAACAACGGCGAATGGCTGCATGACTGGAATTGTTTTTATCCTGCTCAGCCGGAGAAATATTACCAGATAGCAGCCCAGGCTTACACGGATAAATGCAGGGAATGGACCGAGCACGATTACCTGATACTCAAACTATTTATCAATGGTCAATATATTCTCTCAGGCTTTGCGGATCAAATTACCGGTCAACCCAATTCGACAGTAATAAGAGGGTCTATTTTGGTTACTACAATCAAAGTGCCTTTGGGCGGATACATGGAAATGAGGGCGGAATATAGCTCTAAATTGCATGATTCGGTAGTAATAGGATCTCCAGAGTTACCGGGCATGGTTTACATGACTATTGACGAGAGCTGAAAATGGCTATTACTGAGCTTATATCAAAATTTACCGAGCCTGTACCGAATCGAGAAGACATGGCCGATGACTTTGACCTGTTTACTTCTTCGGTCAATAATTTTTTGAGTGAAATCCCTGATTTTGCCAGCGGTCATGATACCTGGGCTACTCAGGTCAATGCTATTGCTTCAGAGATTAATGCCAATGCCGAATTATGTGCAGGGTATGCAGCCGAAACTCAAGCCGCACAGGGGGCTACCAAGTACGATCCAGATACCACTTATAATTTCCCGGATACTGTGTTGTGTACGGATGGCCATATTTATAGATGCCTGATTAATAGTACCGCTGGCATAAATCCTATAGGCAACACTACCGGACACTGGCAGCAGATTACTGTGGTAAGCAAAGATGTCCTGGAAGACCGGATCAATAATAATGAGCTGAGAGACATTCTTTTGGCCATAATGTTTTAAGGGAGCATATTTATGTCTAATCGATTAACTATTTTGCGTTGGATAATTAG